TGCACGAAGAAGACGATGCAATGTACCTACCCACAGGTATTGCAGCCTTTGACGAGGTAGCCTTAGGGCTAATGCAAGGACACTTGACAGTGTTCCAAGCACCCGAAGGTATTGGTAAGACAGAGTTCATGAGGTACCTAGAGTATCATATGTTGTCCAAGCACACAGATATTCCCATTGCTATCTGTCACCTTGAGGAGACAAAGAAACGTGGGTTGCTGGGGCTGGTGTCTTACAAGCTACAACGTAACCTCACCCGCAAGGATCTGATTGACGAGGCACAGATGGGTGAGGAAGTGGATCAGGCATTGATTGAATTGACAGAGAAAGAAAACCTCTACCAGTTTACTATAGGTGTGGACGAAGATCCAATGGAGATACTAAACAGGATCAGATACTTTAGTCAGGCATGTGGTGTGAAATATGTATTCTTTGAACCTATCCAAGACTTGGCCTATTCAAGGCAGGGTGACGAGAGTATTGAGAAGTGGTTGTCGGCTTTGTCCGTACAGTTATCCCGGATGGCGGCTGAGTTAAACGTGGGTATCGTAACCATCGCCCACGAGAATGATGACGGGCAGATAAGGGATTGTCGGACGATTGGTAAACGTGCTAGTGTTGTTGTTAAGTTAGAGAGGGATAAGATGTCGGAGGATGACGATGACAGAAACACCACCAAACTCTTGGTCACAAAGAACAGACCAGCAGGAACAACAGGACATGCAGGATCACTCACCTTCGACGGAGACACCTTCATGCTCAGAGAAAAGTTTGATAGATTCTCCTGATGATCCCCATGATGAAGTCATACATTGGATAGGTAAGTTATGAAGATAGTAGCAATGGACATAGAGACAGATAGCTTGGATGCTAAACACATCTGGGTTATCTGCTCAAAGGATGTCAACACAGGTGAGGCCCATGTCTTTAGGAACCTTACCTCTGATGCTGCAGAGATGCAGAGATTTAAAACCTACTGCAAAGGGGTGAGCAAATATGTTTTTCACAATGGCCTTGGTTTTGATGTGCCTGTCATTAATCGTTTACTTGGAGATACCATTCAACCCAGTGCTGTTGTTGATACTCTTGTTGTCTCTCGTCTTGCTGACTATAATATATCTATGGGTCATAGCCTAGATGCATGGGGCAAGAGACTTGGCCTGTACAAGGGTGACTTCAAAGACTTCGAAGGTGGCTTGACACAAGAGATGGAAGACTACTGCATCAATGATGTAGAGGTGACTGTTAAACTGTTCAACAAATTCAAGGGTATGATCTTCGACAAGCAATGGTCTAAGGCTCTACGCATGGAGCATGACATCCAGATTATCTGTCATGACATGCACACCAATGGGTTTAAGTTTGACGAGGACATGGCAGAGGAATATCTGGGCGGTGTGCTAACACGCATGTCAGAGTTAGAGGCACAGTTCCAGATCGACTTCCCGCCTAAGCTTGTCGAGGTCAACCGTATCAAGTATCGGATGAAGGCAGATGGTAGCCTATACAAGAATGTAACGGATGCCCTTGGCAAGTACAGTAAGACATACAAGGATGGGGAGGATCTGGTATGCATGGAGTATGTACCCTTCAATCCCGGATCTACACCACAGAGGATCGACAGGCTGTGGGATGCAGGGTGGCAACCAGTGGACAAGACCAAGGGGTATCTAAAGTTTGAACGTGAACGGATACCAGATCAAACACGGTCTGCTAAGTTTGCCAAATATGGATGGATGTGCAATGAGACTAACCTCAACACACTGCCTGATGATGCACCCTCAGGGGCTAAGGCATTGGCTGAGTGGTTGACACTAGAGGGTAGACGATCCAGCCTTGACGAGTGGTTGAAGTGTGTAGGTAAGGACGGTAGAATACATGGTAAGTTCCACCACATTGGGGCATGGACGGGTAGGCTGTCACACTCTGCACCTAACCAAGCCAACATCCCGGCAGCCTTCCACGGCACACCTAAGACAGATGTGGAGAGGGTGAAGGCTAAGTATGACGGACCATTCAGAGGATTGTGGACGGTAGAAGAAGGCAACTATCTTGTGGGTACAGATGCAGAAGGTATCCAGCTACGCATACTGGCAGACCTGATGGAGAGCCAAGAGTACATAGATGCTATCATCACAGGTAAGAAGGAAGACGAGACAGACATCCACAACCTAAACCGTAAGGCTCTTGGTCTACCACATATCACCAGAGACATGGCTAAGACTTTCATCTATGCCTTCCTGCTAGGTGCAGGTACTAACAAGATCGGGCAGATCCTCAAGACATCTACGGGTCAGGCTGGTCAGGCTGTTAACAACTTCATGGATAGTATCACTGGCCTCAAGAAACTAAAGACTAAAGTAATCCCTGCCATCGCAGAGAGAGGATACTTCAGAGGGTATGACAGTCGCAGGGTTGTTGTCCCGAATGAACATAAGACCTTGGCAGGTATGTTGCAGAATGGTGAGAGTACCATCATGAAATGGGCCACCCGGAAGTGGATAGAGGATGCAACAAAAGAAAAGATTAAGTTCAAGCTGGTCACATGGCCGCATGATGAATGGCAGACAGAGGTAGAAGGATCGTTAGATGCAGCAGAAAGACTAGGGGAAATACAACGTAACTCTATTGAGTGGACAGGCTTAGAGCTAAACATCATGTGTCCCCTTGCAGGTTCTACAGATATTGGTAAATCTTGGCTTGACACACACTAGAATATAAGATACAAACGAATCACGAAACGCCAGCATAGGAGATTAGCATGGCAAAATATCAAGACGTAACAACTACAGGCACCATCGAGTGGGCACGAATCTTTGAGAACAATCGTGACATGAATGGTTACGAAGGTTCCTATGTGGAATGTGAAGGTGCATACACATTGAACCAGATCTTATCTAAGGATGAGTTCACAAAGCTTCAGGCCACAGGGTCACAGAAGAAGCCTAACCAGAAACGCCTGATGGAAGGTCAACTGTCTATCAAGTTTGAACGTAAGCACAAGGTCACTCGTCGTGATGGCTCTGTCTTACCTCAAGCAGGTGGTGCACCAAAGGTAACTGATGCTGATGGTAATCCTTGGACAGAAGAGATGGGTCTGATCGGTAATGGATCTACTGCAGAGGTGACTAACCTTATCACCACCTTCAAAGGTCAGGATGGTAAAATGTATAGCCGTACTACACTGACTGGTGTTAAGATCCTTGAGCACATCAAGCATGAGGAGAAAGAAGAGGAGATGGGTTGGTAATGGAAAGCATGATCCTGAATGTAATTGCTGCCTTTGTATTGGGGATGACAGTAGCATTCCTGATTGAGACACATCAACTGAAGAAGAAAATTAAACAGATATTGGAAGACTAAAAATGATTGTAGCATCTTACATTGATCACATGGGTACTGACTTGTCGGTAGTCAACAGTGCACGAGTTTCCTTCGGTAAGAAGTCTGACTTCATGCCAAGGGTGCATAACGGTGAGGCTAAGGTGCTACAACCAAAGGACGTCAAGTTGATCAAGTACCTAGCTAAACACAAGCACCTCTCACCCTTCGGACATGCCTTTGCATCGTTCCACGTTAAGGCACCTGTGTTCGTAGCTAGGCAACTTGTCAAGCATAAGTTCCTACGTTGGAATGAGATTAGCCGTAGGTATGTGGATAGTGAGCCTGAGTTTTACTTACCTAGATCTTGGCGTGGGCGTAGTGAGGATAAGAAGCAAGGGAGTACTGGTGAGTGGTATGATGAGGATACAGATTTAGTGGTTGAAGATTGCCACACAGTTTGTCTGGATTCCTATAAAGAATTACTTGAGAATGGTGTCTGTCCAGAGCAAGCCCGGATGGTGCTACCCCAGAGCATGATGACTGAGTGGTACTGGTCAGGTAGCCTAGATGCATTTGCTGATATGTGTAACCTACGATGTAAGCCTGATACACAAGCAGAGACAGCAGAGGTAGCATGGGATATTGATCGAATGATGATTAAATTATTTCCTGTAAGTTGGAAAGCATTAAGGGAGAATCAATAATGAGTGAGATAAAAGTAACAGATATAGAAGAACACGAGGATGGTAGTGCCACATTACAAGTAGAGTGTGACCCTGAGACATTCATGGCTATCTTTGACGTAGGCTTTGTGACATTAGTAAAGAGAGGGCTGGAAGGTGAGAAGTGGCAGACCTGTTTAAGTTGTGGTGGTCCTGCACAGAATGATATGTGTGGCTTTTGTTTAGAGGAAGAGTGATGTACACTGTAGAGTTTGAATCTGATGCATCTGTTGTCACAACCCTAGATGACAACAACAAGTTTGAGGATGTTGAGTTGGTGATTGCAGAGGATGGTACTGTCTACCTCAGACAATTCGATGAGGCTATGCAAGAACATCAGATAATTTACATGTCCTACCAACAGATGATGGATCTTATGGCATCCCTTCAGTCACCAGAGGGTGCCTTTAGATTGCATATGCAAAACAAATGATAGATACAACAAATGCAATACTAATTATCAATCTAGTTATCAGCCTATACTTAGCTTGGAAACTCTACATCATTGAAGAAGAGCTTGACGAGTTAGCTGGTTGGTCTATAATGAACATCATAAACATAGCAAAGAAGTTAGGAATACTAGATGAAACAGATAACGACACTCGTAGATGATATGTATGAAGTGATCCGGGGTGAAGGTGGCTGGGATGGTACCTCAGGCAGTCTCCTTGGTAATGGTATTGCATTGACTGCGAACCAAAGGTTTAGCAAACCACAGGAACCCAGAGGATACCTCTCCCTGTCCTCTGTCGGTACAGCCTGTAGACGTAAGCTTTGGTACAAGGTCAACAAGTCTACCGAAGCAGAGCCTCTGGGTGCTAACACACTCTTGAAGTTCTTCTTCGGGGACATGATTGAAGAGCTTGCCTTGACGGTAGCTATGGCTGCTGGTCATGATGTAAAGGGGCTACAGGGCAAGCTAAATGTACACGGTATCAAAGGACATCGTGACGCAGTGATCGACGGTATGACAGTGGATGTTAAGTCAGCCAGTCCATACGCCTTCAAGAAGTTTAAAGATGGCACACTTCGGGATGATGATCCCTTCGGTTACATCTCACAGCTATCTTCCTATGTCTACGCAGGTAAGGATGATCCCCTTGTCACTAACAAAACTGCAGGTGCATTCCTTGTTATCGATAAAGTTAACGGACACATCTGCTTAGATGTCTATGACTTCGAAGAAGAGTTGAAGACTAAAGAAGAAGAGATGGAAGCAGCTAAGGCTATGGTCAAAGGGGAGATCCCAGAAGAACGTATCCCACCTGTACCCCAAAGCAAGACATCACCCAACACACGCCTTGATGTGGCCTGTGGTTACTGTGAGTTCCGTAAGCTATGCTGGCCTGAGGTTCGTACCTTTCTCTATGCCAATGGTCCTCTCCATCTGGTGGATGTTGTCAACACACCACAAGTGTACGAGGTGAAGAATGAAAGTTAGAAGTGCAAAGGATAAGGGACGTAGGCTGCAGAACCTAGTAAGGGATAGGATCTTGCAGTCCTTCCCTGAATTAGAGCTTGACACTGACATCCGTTCTGCTATCATGGGTGAGACTGGTGAGGATATAAAACTGTCAAAGAAGGCTAGACTTTTGTTTCCTTACAGTGTTGAATGTAAGTCACTAAAGAGTATGGCAGTATTTAGATACTTGGAGCAAGCACAAAGTAATTGTCCTACAACTGCAATGCCTCTAGTGGTTATAAAAGAAAACAGAAAGAAACCTCTGGCAGTCATAGACTTTGAATACTTTATGGGGATGATCGATGATACTAAAGATACATAGAATAGTCGAAGGACCATTTGAAATGGAAGAGACAATGTGCTATAATTTGTGTCTTGTTGAATATCCTAACGGCTATACGGCACACGAGGAAATCATCTACGAAAGTTTTGATGAAGCTTACGAAGACATCAAGAAACTTTCTACAACAATAGATCCCATAGAGATAGAGTTCGATGTTTGATTTTGAGAGTAAGTTACGGGCATTGGTAGAGAACTACGGATTAGCTTATCTACTAGAAGACAACGAGATCACCGAAGAGTTTGTCATTAAGTTCTTAATAGAAGAAAGAATGATAAGCTTTGAAGATTACTTTAACACAGATGCAGAGATGCAATATTGGAAAGAGATGGAAGAATGATGAGCTTTAAAGAATATAAAGAATACTTGGACATGTACTCTGATTGGGTAGAAGGTAAGATTATGACCAAAGGTAATGATCGTATCTTTGAGAACACCCTTGGATTGGTGGGTGAAGCCGGGGAAGTAGCAGAGAAAGTCAAGAAGATGTTACGTGACAAGGCCCGTTACAGCAATGAAGAACTGCTGCACGAGCTAGGGGATGTGTTGTTCTACACTACAGCATTGGCTAATATCTACGGTGGTACACTCAAGTCTGTTATGGAATTGAACATGGAGAAACTAGACGGGCGTGTAGAACGTGGCACACTACGAGGTTCAGGTGATAAACGATGAGATGGATCTGGCGATATTGGAATTATCTACGTACATGGCGACAACACCGTGAGACAATCAAACAACTAAACCAACTGACAGACAAAGAACTAAATGACATTGGAATATCTAGGACAGATATTGATAGATTAGTTTGGTTAGAAGAAGACTTAACAATGCGGGCACGAGGAAGAAATACTTATGACGAATAACTACCTACCAACAGACTACCAATCTTTTAT